TATAAGCAGAAAGAACTGCTTGAAGATGCGATTATTATCTATCGTGTCCAACGTGCGCCAGAGCGCAGAGTATTCTACGTTGATGTGGGCAACATGCCATCGCACCTAGCGATGCAGTTTGTTGAAAGAGTAAAGACGGAAATCCATCAAAGAAGGATCCCATCGCAGACAGGGGGCGGTCAGAATGTCATAGACTCGTCATACAATCCTCTGTCAATCAACGAAGACTATTTCTTCCCACAGACCGCGGAAGGTAGAGGCTCTAAAGTTGAAACATTGCCAGGAGGTACTAACCTAGGAGAAATTGATGATCTACGCTACTTTACTAATAAGCTCGTACGCGGCTTGCGAATTCCTTCCTCTTATCTTCCTACAGGTGCAGACGATGCCACAAGCTCTTACAATGACGGACGAGTAGGCACAGCATATATTCAAGAATTAAGATTTAACAAATACTGTGAAAGATTACAAGGATTAATTTCGGAAGAGTTTGACACAGACTTTAAACGTTACATGATGGAAAAAGGTGCAAACATAGATACGTCGATGTTTGATCTTAAATTTAATCCACCACAAACCTTTGCAAGTTATAGACAAGCAGAACTAGACAACAGTAGAGTTCCAACATTTACACAAATGAGTGCTATACCGTATATTTCAAATAGATTTGCACTTTCTCGCTTCTTAGGAATGAGCGCAGAGGAAATTGCAGAAAACGAAAGACTATGGCGTGAAGAAAATGACGAAACTTTACAAGCACCACAAACTGATGCAGCAGGAGAAATGAGATCAGCAGGCATTAGTAGCGCAGGTATTAGTGCAGATATTGACGGAGCAGAAGATATAGCTGATACAGGCGAAGAGCCTGTAGAAGGCGGAGAAGGCGCACCACCTGAAACAGCAACAGGCGGAGACCTTGGAGGAGCACCAGCAGCTCAACCAACCGAACAAACAATATAAGGCATAAATATTATTATGATATTACGTGAGTTATTTTATTTCGACAAAGAAACACTAGAACCAACAACAGACAATGGTTATGAGCCAGAGTATGATACATCTGTTGTTGATCCCGATGACAAGCGTAAAACTAGACTAACACTACGTCAAATCAACAGAGCCCGTAAAGCATCCGAACTACATACTAGAGAGCAGTCTAAAGAATTAGATTTCGTTAGACAAATGTATGGGATCGCAGCACAACAACAAGCTGCCGGGATTTAATGGCAAAATTAGACAAGACTCTTTATTCTAAAGAAGAAGCTGCACGGCTGATGGCCGAACGCAGAAGTGAGAAAAAGCAACTTCAAAAAGAAGCTGCTAAACCGCAGACAGTTTCTTATTCAATAAATCAAAAAAGAAAAGATCATTACCAACTAAATGCGTTTGTGTTAGGCAATGGGTTAAGCAGAGAACCAATTGATCCTAATGATATGTCTAAAATTGGTCCTGTATATGGGTGTAATGCATTGTACAGAACATTTAGTCCTGACTATCTTGTTGCAGTAGATGTAAAAATGATTCTTGAAATTAACAAAGCAGGATATCAACACAACAACGAAGTATGGACTAATCCTAATAAAGCATATGGTGCTATGCAAAATTTAAATTTTTTCAAACCTTCAAAAGGATGGTCAAGTGGTCCAACAGCATTATGGCTAGCAGCACAGCATGGACATAGAAATATTTTTATTTTAGGATTTGATTACAAAGGTTTAGAAAACGGAACAAAGTTTAACAACATATATGCTGATACAAAAAATTACAAACAAAGTAGAGATGGTGCTACATTTTTTGGAAATTGGCTAAGACAAACAAAATCTGTAATAGAAAATCACAAAGATATTAATTTTTACAGAGTAATAGCACCAGATAATTATCGACCTGACGAACTAAATAAATTAAACAATTTAACAACAATTGATATAAAAAATTTCCAAAATATGTTTGGAATTTGATATTTTCTTAAAAAATGGCTGTTTTGAGCCTATATCTACGCATATTTTCCTATAAAGAGTAAATAATAGTGACAGCCTTACCATAGGTAAAACATTTATAGGAGAAAACAATGGCAGATCGCAACAAGTTTGAAGAAATGCTTGAGCGTCTTATCAACGAAGATAAAGAAGGCGCAGAAGAGCTATTTCACGAAATTGTGGTTGAAAAATCACGTTCAATATACGAATCCCTACTAGAAGATGACTTAGCTGATGAAGAAGTTGATGAAGCTACTGATGAAGAAGTAGATGAGTCAGACGACGAAGAAGTTGATGAGTCAGATGATGAAGAAGTAGATGAGTCAGATGATGACGATTTAGAAGAAGAATTTGACCTAGACGAATTTGAAGTTGAAGGCGAAGACGAAATGGACCCTGCAGGCGACATGATGGGCGATGCAGAGATGGACATGGGTGATGAGCCAGAAATGGATATGGACATGGGCGACGAAGAAGGCGGAGACATGGAAGACCGTGTTGAAGACCTAGAAGACGCACTAGATGATCTTAAAGCTGAATTTGAAAAGCTAATGGCTGGCGAAGACGGCGATGATGACATGGGCGGCGATGACGACGACATGGACATGGGTGATGAAGGCGACGACGAAGGCGAAGAAGAGCCAGAAGAAGAAGCAATGGCATTCGAAGCTGACGATGAAGAAGTCGATGAAGCATCAGATGAAGAAGTTGAAGAAAAAACAACTCCTAAGTCTGAAACAGAGCAGATGCGCGAATATGTAGAAAAAGTAACAGCTAAAATGGGCGACAACGGTGCAAACACTAAGTCACCAGTAGCTGGTAAAAATGACATGGGTGGCACTGCTTCTAACTTGGTACAAGGCGGTGACGGCGGAAACGGCGGAACACAAGGCGGACTAGCTCAACCATCAACAAAGGAAGACAACATGGGTAATGTAAATGTTCCTGGTGGTAAAGCAAGTAAGTCAATGAAGTCTATGCCAAAGGGCCACGGCGCTGAGAAAAAAGGCAGTGGCGAAAACGCAGCTAATAAAAAATCAATTATTGGCGGCAAATAAGGACTAAGGATGAATAACTTATTAAGAGAGCATTTGACATTCGACCAAGCGAAAGTGGTAGTTGAGAATGCCAACGACGGGAAAGACCTTTACATGAAAGGTATCTGCATACAAGGAGGTGTGCGTAATGCAAACCAACGTGTATATCCTGTAAATGAAATTGGCAGGGCTGTCAAAACTCTCAACGATCAAATTAGTGGAGGATTTAGTGTTCTCGGAGAAGTTGATCACCCTGACGGACTTAATGTTAATCTTGACCGTGTTTCGCACATGATTACAGAAATGTGGATGGACGATGCAAACGGTTATGGAAAACTTAAAATTCTACCAACCCCAATGGGGAACTTAGTAAAAACCATGCTAGAGTCTGGCGTCAAACTTGGCGTCAGCTCTAGAGGTTCTGGTAACGTGTCAGAAGACGGAAATAACACCGTATCTGACTTTGAAATTATAACAGTTGATGTCGTGGCGCAACCTAGTGCGCCAGGCGCTTACCCTACACCAATCTACGAGCATCTAATGAATGCCCGCGGAGGATACAAGGCTTACGAACTTGCACAGGCAACAAAACACGATAATAAGGCACAAAAATACTTAAAAGAATCTTTGATTAATATAATCAATAGACTCCAATAAAAGGAGAATAACATGTTGGATGCACTAAAAACACTATTTGAAAATGATGTAGTTTCCGAAGACGTGCGCCGCGAACTTGAAGAGGCGTGGGATGCCAAGGTGAAAGAAAATCGCCTTGCAGTCACCGCTGAACTCCGTGAAGAATTTGCTCAAAAATATGAGCATGACAAAACAACAATGGTAGAAGCCATTGATAACCTAATTTCAGAAAAACTAGCTGAAGAAGTTGCAGAATTTGCCGAAGATCGTAAGCAATTAGCAGAAGCAAAAGCAAAATACGCTGTCGCAATGCGTGAAAATGCAAGCAAACTAAAGCACTTTGTAGTTGAATCACTAGCAAAAGAAATTAAAGAACTTCATGAAGACCAAAAAGCTATTAGTGAAAACTTTAGCAAATTGGAAGAGTTTGTTGTCGAAAGTCTTGCTAAAGAAATTGCAGAATTTTACGAAGACAAGAAAGACCTTGCTGAAACCAAAGTTAAACTTGTCAAAGAAGCAAAAGGTCACCTGGCTAAAGTCAAAGAAAACTTTATCCAGAGAAGTGCAAAAGCAGTATCAGAAACAGTTGATAAAGCACTACGCAGTGAAATGTCTCAACTTAAAGAAGATATTGAAGTTGCACGTAGAAACGATTTTGGACGCAAGTTGTTTGAAGCATTCGCAAGTGAATATGCTAACAGCTATCTGAATGAAAAATCAGAAACTGCAAAACTTTTAAAAGTTGTTGAAACAAAAGATAAACAACTTTCTGAAGCAAAAGCATTTGCTGCAAAAGCTAAACAATTAGTAGAGTCTCAAGAAGCTGATAAAAAGCGTCTTGTTGAAGCTGCTGAGCGTAAAGAAATCATGCATGAGTTGATTGCTCCATTGAGCAAGCAACAAAAAGATATTATGACAGACTTACTGGAATCAGTTCAAACTAACAGACTTCGTTCTGCGTTTGACAAGTATCTACCGGCAGTAATTGACGGTAATGCACCAGAAAAGCAGAAGGCAGTATTAAGAGAAGGCAAAGAAGTAACAGGCAATAGAGAAAACACAAACAGTAGTAAAGCAGCAGTCGATAACAATGTCATTGACATTAAACGTCTTGCTGGAATATATTAAGGAGAAAATGATGTCAGAACTACTAGAAAGTCGCTGGCAGGAAACCAAAGGTGCCCTTCTTGAAGGCCTATCAGGCACAAAGAAAGCTGTAATGTCAAGCGCATTAGAAAATACTCGCAAGTATTTGGCTGAGACAGCAACAGCTGGTGCTACTTCTGCCGGAAATGTCGCAACTCTAAACAGAGTTATCCTACCAGTCATTAGACGTGTAATGCCAACCGTTATTGCTAACGAGTTAGTTGGTGTTCAGCCAATGACCGGTCCAGTGGGTCAAATCCACACATTGAGAGTACGTTATTCAGATACAGCTGGTACAGGCGCAAGCGGTGCCGTAGCTGGTGAAGAAGCACTTTCACCATTCAAGATTGCAGAATCTTATTCTGGTAATGCAGCAAGCCCTGCAGCTGGTGGAGCAACAGCTACACTAGAAGGTTCAGCTGGTAACAGATTAAGCATTCAAATCTTGAAGCAAACAGTTGAAGCGAAAACTCGTAAGTTGAGTGCTCGTTGGACTTTTGAGTCTGCACA